ACGGGCCTTACTGCCGACTGGATGGAGAAAGCAACGGATATATTCTCCTATGCTTCGATCATGTTTAAGGACACCCTTAAACTTGAGCAGTTGTCCGGCGACTTTCAGGAGTCGGTGGCGACAGGGAAACCTACGGGCGCATTCGCAAATTTTGTAGAAAAAATGGGTGGGAGCGTCGAGGAACTCGAAAAAGTAATGAGCGACGCGGGAACGACGGAGGCCAAGGCCATTGCGGCGCTGACCTACGTAGCCCCGAAAGGATATAAATCCAATCTGGATTCATACAACGAGAAAACGTCGAGCCTACAGGATGCGGCGAAAGCACAGCTGGAGCTGGCAGACGCGTGGGCCGGAGTATCAGAAAAGCTGGAGCCGCTAACAACGACAATGACCGTAGAGATGACGGAGGTCGTGAAACTGCTTGGCGACACCATAGACGACCTGATGCCGGTGTTGGAAGACATCGTGGAAAAGATCGGAGCGGTGGCGCGGAAAGCGGTCGGCGTTATCGACGACATTCACGATCTGGGGATCTTTGGGCTCTTTGGATCCCACGCGGGCGAATCGGACGAAGAAGCACGGGCGGCGGTAGAAGGCTCGCTAAAAAATCAGCCAAGTAAAAAAACAATGGAAAACTATCTCCCGAGCGATTATGAAGCCCAAAAAGCGGCTATAGAGGCCGGGAAAAGTGCCGGAAGCAAATACGCGAAAGCACTCATCGGAGAGGCGGAGGGCGCGCTGCTGGACGACGAGAGCCTACAGAACGCCATTGACCTGCTGACAAGTGGGTGGACACTGGGCGGAGAGGACGAGGCCGCGAACCGACTGGAACAGCTGGGGCTGACAGACGAACAGAAACAACAGGTCATCGACGAGATGGGAAAACTGGGGATGGACATGAGCGACAGTCTGGACACGTCGCTGACAGACGGAATGAATACTGCCGGGGCGAATGCCGCCGTGGCGGGCCAGAACGTGGGGATCAGCGCCCAAAACGGGCTGAGCAAGGGATTCGCGGCGGCGTATATTACGACGGTGGACTGGGTCAACCGTATCAACGCGGCGGCGGCCAGCCTAGGGAGCGGGCTGGGGGCCGTGCCTACGTACGGCCTGAGTAACGGCGGATACTTCGGCGGGACGCTGGGGCGAAACCGTCTGAGCGTGACAGTCCCGCTGAGTATCAACGGGCGCGAGGTGGCGAGGGCCATAACCGGCGATGTAAGCGCCATACAGGGCCAACAGACGAGCCGCGCGTCTCGGCTGCCGTAAGGAGGGAGCGAGATGAGGTTTAACGGCGTGGACGTGCGGGACATTCACACGCGAATCAGTATCAGTAAGGAGATCCCGCCGGGCTGCCCGGAGCGGACGGTGGAGACCGTCCAAGGCTGGGACGGCGAGACCTTCGCGGCGGTGCGAACGGAACAGGGCGAGTATTTGGCGCGGATCAATATTGCCTGTCGGACGCGGGACGACGCGTGGGAGGCCCGGTCGCGGCTGGCCCGATGGGCTGCCAGCTCCGGGGACGGCGTAGGAGAGCTGGAGCCGACCAACTGGCCGGGGAAGGCATACGAGGCGGTGCTGGGAAGTATCTCCGCGCCGGAGTTTACCTTCGGCTTTGCCACGGTGGACGTGACGTTCGTCCTCCCCCGCCCCTTTGCCCATGACACCTATATCAGCCGGGCCAGCGGGACGGGCGGAGCGGAAATGGCCGTCAGCGGGGACGGCGTATGCCGCCCCACCATCCGCCAGACCCTCGCGGCGGAGGTGGAAGGGCTGACGTGGAAGCTGGACGGAAAAGCCTTTCTGACGCTGGTGGGGACAATTTCGGCGGAGGCGGTGGTGGAAATGGACACCAAAACCGGGAGCCTGACCGTGAACGGATCCCATGCGGAGAGCCTGATCGACTATACGGCCAGTCTGTGGCGGCCCGGCTTTACGCCGGGGGTACACAAGATCACCAGCACGGACGGCGGCCAGATGGAAGCGAGTTGGCGGAACGAATGGATGTAGTGTATATCTTCGACGCGGCGCGGCGGGTGCGGAAAGTGCTGCCCGGCGGCGTGAGCGAGCTCGTCCACAAGGAAGCGGACTATGAACTGGAAGCCGAGGTCACCATGGGCGCGGGAGTGCGACCGGGGGAATTTCTCGGCTTTAGGTGTGTAGACGGGCGTTTCCGACTGTTTGAGGTGGACGAAACGGAAGAGGACGACCTGTTGGCCGTGACGCGGATCACCGCCACGGACGCGGCGGCGGCGGAACTGACGGAAAAGGTGATCGAGCACGTGGAGCTGACGGACAGCGCCCCGGCGGACGGCGCGGCGGCGCTGCTGGCGGGGACGGCGTGGGAGATCCGGGCCACCGCCGACGGGAAGCGGAAAGCCACGCTGACGGTGTACTACCAGACGGCGTGGGAGGCGCTGCGGGACATGGCGACGGCATGTGCGGTGCGGGTCGTGCCCTATTACGAATTCAGCGGCGGAGCCATCACGGCCCGCTGCATTGACCTACAGGAGATGGAGCCAATCTTCCGGGGCCGTATCTTCGACAGTGCCACCGACGCGGGGAGCGTGTATCTGACCCGGACGGGGAGCCCCTGCACGGTGGCCTACGGCGTGGGTAAGGCCACCGGCGAAGGAAACGACCCGTCCCGGCTGACCATTGCGGGCGTGACGTGGACTAAGGCGGGCGGAGACCCAGCGGACAAGCCGTCCGGCCAGACGTGGATCGCTGACGAGGACGCGCTGGCCAAGTACGGGCGGAAAGAAATGGTCTTCAGCGACCAACAGATCACCGACGCGGCGGAGCTGCTGGAAAAGACGTGGGAGGCGCTGGAAGCCCAGCGGGAACCCATCATCGGCGGGACGGCCACCGTCCAAGATATGGAAATGCTGCCCGGCCAGAGCCACCGAAAGATCCGGCTCTACGATCTGGTGGCGGTCATCACCAGACAGGGGGAGACCTTTACAAGCCAAGTGGTGGACATCGAGCGCGACTACATCCGCCCGGAGGAGACCAAGATCAAGCTGGGAGCGGAGAAAGACGAATGGAAAAAGAGCCTGACAAAACAGATCGCCAGCATCAAGAGCGACCTTGCCAAGGCCCGGGGCGGCGCTGGCCGGGCCGGGAACAGCGCCGAGAAGAATAAGGAGCTGATCGTGGAGAACATGGACTTGATCCGCCTCCACACCATCGCCATCAACGAACAGGCCAACAAGATCAGCGAGACGGAGATCAAGCTGGAAAAGGCCACGGTGCGGATCACGGCCAATGAAAAGCTCCTAGCCAGCCAAGGGGAGCGACTGAGCAGCACGGAGATCCTGCTCAACGGCTCGGATACCACCATCGGCCTTGTGGCCAAGGTGGAAGCCAACGGCGAGGCGATCTCGTCCGCCAATATCCGCATAGACGGTCAGGCCGCCGAGATCCAGCTGAAGGTTTCCAAAAACGGCGTGATCTCTTCTATTAACCAGACCAGCGAGAGCATCACCATCAGCGCCAGCAAAGTCAACCTCAAGGGCTACGTGACGGCCAGCGACCTGAGCGCGGAAGTAGCCAACATCAACAAGTTTTTCGCGGGGACGGCTCAAGCCCAGCGGATGGACATCAACAGCCTGACGACACAGTTTTTTCAGGCGACCAACGTGTCGTTGATGAACTATGACTGTACGTGGGGGTCGGGAACCTTTGTGACCTCCATCCCGGACTTTACGACGGCGAACGTCACACTGGCCAACGGTAACAGCGTCAAAGTCGTTACCGGGTGGAAAGACACCATCAAACGATCCAGTATCAGCTTTATCAAGAAGGCGACGTAAGGAGCGGAACAATGGACGAAAAGACTTTGGCGACCCTGTACGCGGTGCGAAAAAAGCTGGACGAGGTAGCCGTGCGGGGGATCGACAGCATCAACGCCATCAAGGCGTGTATGGACACATTGACCGACATCATAACGGAGGCGAGCCGAAATGAAAATCAAGACGAGTAAGGGACACGAATACGAAGCGGCCTATCTGGGCGGGCCGACACAGCTCGGAGACCTCGTGATGCTCCAATATGCGGACGGGCGGCGGCTGCCGGAGATCGCCGCGGAATTTGACGGACTGGACTGGTTGGAACGGATCGACGAGGATCAGGGCGACAAGCACTTCGCGGGCTACTCCCGGCTAAGCGGGATCAGCCGAAACGGCAGAAACGTGCTGGTCGAGCTGGCGAAGGAGGGATGACCATGGCGGAGAGCGTTGCGCGGGTAGCGCGGTATGAGATCGAGCTGAACGATCCGCTGGTCAACCTCAACGTGCCGGGGCTGCTCGTCCAGAACGACAAGCTGGCGGACACGGTGGTGCTGGCCGTCACCAAGGGCGGACAGGCGGCGACCTTGACCGGGGCGACGGCCTTCGGCGAGTTTGAGCGCCCTGTGGACGGGGCGAAGATCCGCTGCGCTGGAACGGTCAGCGGCGGGACGATCACCATCCCCCTGCTGGATCAGTGCTACAAGTACGCTGGGAGCTTCGTTCTCATCATCCGCTGTAACGACGGGAGCCGGGAGCGGAGCCTGATGCGGCTGTCCGGCTATGTGGAGCGGGGCGGCGACGGCGTTATCATCGACCCCAGCGGGTCCATCCCCAGCTACGGCGATCTGGAACAGGCCATTGCCAACTGTAACGCCGCGGCGGCTGCGGCCACGGCGGCGAAAAATGAACTCCTACAGGCCAAGGCGGACGGCGAGTTCACCGGCCCTCAAGGGCCTCAAGGCCCCACAGGCCCACAGGGAGCGACCGGCCCACAGGGAGCGACGGGCGCGACCCCAAACCTCACCATGGGGACGGTGACCACCGGCGCGCCGGGGACACAGGCCAGCGCCAGCTTCAGCGGGACGGCGGAGGAGCCGGTGCTCAACCTGACCCTCCCTCGGGGCGCGGACGGTAGCGGTAGCGTCAGCACGGTAGACGGCGTTCAGCCCGCCAGCGGGGACGTACCGCTGGGGGCGGTGCGCTACAGCGAGGCCCAAAGCCTGACGGAAGGTCAAAAGACACAGGCGCGGGGGAACATCGGCGCGGCCAAGGACGCGCCCATGACCGGCGCTGCGGCGGACGCTGCGGGCGCTGCCGGTCTGGTGCCAGCCCCCGCCGCCGGGGACGAAAAGAAAGCCCTGCTGGGGGACGGGACGTGGGGAAACGTAGCCTCCACGGGCGTACACGTGGGCGATACCGCCCCGACGGATGAGGATGCCAACGTGTGGATAGACCCCAGCGAGACCGTCGGCGGCTACAGAGCCGCCGCGCGGAACCTGCTGGACAACAGCGACTTCACAGACCCGGTAAACCAGCGGGGAGGGACAAGCGGTACCATTACGGCGTGGACGTATTTCCTCGACCGCTGGCAAGCGACGGACGCTGCTTTAACCTATTCTATCGGCTCGGACGGACTGCATCTCACTGCCGGAGAGGCGTGGATGGCCCAGAACGTTCAGTCGAGCGAAGCCAAGGCGGGGAGGACATACACCTTCGCCGTCGGCTTGAGCGACGGGACGTTTACGCTCTGCACGGGTGCTCTTCCTGCCGGGGAAACGTCATGGACGGAATTTGCCGGGGAAAACGACGACAACTGCTACGTCCGCATGGCCAAGATCACAGGGGCTGTCATAAGTTGCTCGTTCAAGCCAAAAAAGGCGGTCGTTGCGACTTGGGCCGCCCTGTACGAGGGAACCTACACCGCCGACACCCTGCCGCCGTATGTGCCCAAGGGGTATGCGGCGGAGCTGGCGGAATGTATGAGGTACGCCATTGTGTTGCCAACCCAGATGCGCATACGTGCGGCGACGATCAGCAATAACACGTTGGAGGTGTTCGTGCCGCTCCCAATGTTGATGCGTTCCGGGGGATTTCCTTCGCTTCAAGGCGCGGATTTTGCCGTTGTGACCATGACGGGAGATGTACAATCAGGATTTGCATTCAGCGTCTTGAGTATTGGCACAAATGGATTTACAATGCGCGCAACAAAAACGAGCCACGGATTATCAGATGCTGACATCAGGACAACGGCATCGACCGTTGTATCGCGTGACCTGTAAAGGAGGAACCTATGGAACATCGACCATACGCCGTGCTGGTGCGCACGGACGAACAGAACCGCATTATCGAGATCAACAGCAGCGCCTTTGTGACCGACGTGGACGGTTGGGTACAGATCGACGAGGGCGACGGCGACCGCTACCACCACGCCCAAGGAAACTACCTGCCCATGCCATTGATGGACGACCGGGGCGTGTACCGCTACAAGCTGTCGGACGGTCACGCGGTAGAGCGTACACAGTCGGAGATGGACGGAGACTATACCGCCCAACCGGAAACATCCGCGCCGATGACCAACGCGGAACTGGAAGCGGAAAACACGATGCTGAAAGCCCAAGTAAAGGCCGTAGCCGACCGAAACGAATTTGTGGAGGACTGTATCGCCGAAATGGCTACGGTGGTGTACGCGGATAACGCCGACACGACGGCCTGATCTGCCGGGCGTGGAAAGATCGGAGGTATGACCATGGCGACAATCAAATACAAGGATCCAACCACCGGCCAATGGACGGTAATCAAGACCCTGCCGGAGGCCGGAGCCGTGCGGTACGACACCGCACAGGCGCTGGCCGCGGGCCAACAGGCTCAAGCCCGCGCCAACGTCGGCGCGGCGGGGAAGGCGGCGGAACATACCGCCACCCTGACGGCGGCGGGCTGGACGGGCGACAGCGCCCCCTACACCCAGACCGTGACCGTAACGGGGCTGGCGGCGGACGCTCACCTGATCGTGGGCCTAGCGCCTACGGTAACGGCGGAGGAGATGGAAGCGGCTGCTGCCGCCATGCTGCTGGCCACGGCTCAGGCGGCGGGAAGTATCACCATCAGCGCCTTTGGCGACAAGCCGGAGGCGGCGCTGCCGATCCTCATCATGGAGGTGGGATGACATGAGCATTATCAGTTACTTCCCCGGCGGGAGCGCCGGGGGCGGAACAGGAATGCCGGAGTACACGTACACAGGTAACGCCTCCTTGATCGACGACGGAGGCGGGAACTGGCGGATCAAGCTGCTCACCAGCGGGACACTGACCTTTACCAAGCTTGGGAACGCCAAGGGCGGCCTTGACGTGTTCCTCGTTGGTGGCGGATGCGCAGGCGGCAGCGGCAACTGGGACGCGAACAACGGCTACGGCAAGGCGGGCAGCGGTGGTTACACCAAAACCCAGAAGGGCGTTCAGGCGGCTGTGAACACGGCCTACAACATCGTGATCGGCGCGGGCGGGCAAAGCGCCTTTGCGTCTGGCGGAGATACAAGCGCCTTTGGCGTGAAGGCGGGCGGCGGTACTAAGCTGGGCGGCGGCAGCGGCGGCGGCGCTTATGGCAATAATCAGGTGAATAACGGCGGCTCCAACGGCGGCAACGGAGACCCGCAGAACGCCGCCAACATCGGCATTGACAATTGGGGTTCCCCCGGTAAGGGACAGGGGACCACGACCCGAGAGTTCGGCGAATCCACCGGCACCCTCTACGCGGGCGGCGGCGGTGCTGGCGGCAACGGTTCTGCACAGGCCAAGGGCGGTAGCGGGGGCGGCGGCAACGGCGCGTGGAATGGAAACCAGCCCACCAGCGGCGCAGCCAACACCGGCGGCGGTGGCGGCGGTATGTACTACGGCCTTACCACCCTCGGCAAGGGCGGCAGTGGAATTGTCGTGATTCGCAATCACAGATAAGGAGCGAAGAGCATGAACGAAATGAATTATGCCGTGGTGGAAAACGGAACGGTGACGAACATCATCTGGCTGTATCCCGCCAATGCATCGGACTTCCCGTCCGCCGTGCCATGCGGAGACTTGCCCGTGGCCATCGGCGATACCTACGACGGGTCGGACTTCTACCGGGACGGGGAAAAGCTGGTAAGTCCCCTTGCGGCGGCACAGGCGGAAGCCCAGACCCTCAAGGAAGACCTGCCCATGCTGAAAGCCCAGATTCAGGCCATCAGCGACCGAAACGATTTCATCGAGGACTGTATCGCCGAAATGGCGACGGTGGTGTACGCGGATGAAACAGCTAAGTAAGGCGATAACAGCAATTCAGCTGTTCGCGATAAAAATCATCTTTGGAAAGGAATGGTGTATCATGATGGCTATGTTCTTTGCGCAGCGGGTAATTCTGGGAAAGACCACGTTTGAACAAGTTCCCAAGGCCCTGAAAAAGGGCGTTGCGGAGGTGCTGATCGACAGCGGCCTGCCGGAACTGGTGCCGACGGAGTACGGCGGCACGGCGGACGCGGAATGACCTGAACAGGCGGGTGGGCGGGAAAACCGCCCCCTGCCGAATGGAAAGGAGTAAACCATGATCGGCTTTGTGGTCGGCTTTGTGGTCGGCGGACTGATCGGCTTTGTGGTGGCCGCACTGCTGGCGGCGGGAAGGAGCGAGCTATGACCGGCGAGAGAGCCGCTGCCTTTGCCCGTTCGAAGATCGGACAGGGGTATATCTACGGGGCCAAGGGCCAGACGTGCACGGCGGCATTCCGCCGCCAACAGGCCCAGCAGTACCCCGATCAGGCCCAGAACATCCTCGTCACCGGGGCAAAGTGGGACGGGCGGCCCGTGTGGGACTGCGCCCAGCTGACCCGCTTTGCCGCCAAGGCGGCGGGAGTGGAGCTGCCCAGCGGGGCCACCAGCCAATGGCGGAAAGGCCCGTGGAAACGGAAGGGCACCATCGACAGCCTGCCGGAGGGCGAGGTGGTCTACCTGTACCGCCAGAAAGGCTCCATCATGCAGCACACCGGCCTCGCACTGGGGGACGGGACGTGCGTCCATGCCCGGGGCACGGCCTACGGCGTGGTGCATCAGCCGGTCAGGGACTACCAGTGGACGCACTGGGCCAGCCCGTGGGAGGCGGAGAGCGCTCCCGAGCCGGTGGAACCCGCTGACCCCATGACGGAGGCCACCGTGTACGCCGACAACGGTCTGCCGGTCAAGCTGCGCAACAAGCCAAGTCAGGGGGAGAACCTGTACTGGATGGTGCGGAACAACACACATGTTATCATCCGCCAGCATGGCGAAGAATGGTCACAGATCACGGCGTTATGCACGGACAGCATCCGGCGGACGGGATGGATGATGTCGCGATTTTTGGTACAAGGATGAAATTTTGTGCCATTAAATCAAGAAAATATGAAACTTCATGCCGGAAAGGAGGTGAAAACGAAATGACTACCAGCGAAATCATCTCCTTTGCGGCTATGATCGTCGCCCTGCTGATGCTGATCCTCACAGGCCGCCGGGACACGAGGGGCGGAGCGTCCGAGCAGGGCGAGGTCAAGAGCACCCTCCGGGGTATCGCTAACGGAGTGGACGACATCCGGGTGGAGCAGCGGGCCATGCGGAACGATATCGTCAATCTCTCCGTCCGGGTGGGGAAGGTAGAAGAAAGCGCGAAATCCGCCCATCACAGGATCGACGCGCACGAAACGAGGATCAATAAACTGGAAAGCGAGGAGCAGAAAAAATGAGGAAGATCATGGTGTGGTTGCTGGCACTGGTGCTCCTGCTCACGCCCGTCTGGGCGCTGGCGGAGGAAAGCATCCTGAAACAGGTGGACTGGACGCAGGTGGTCGTCTCCATCATCGGCGCGCTGGCGGCGGCTATGTCCGCCCTGCTGGCGCGGGTATGGATGCGCTACGTGCGTCCATGGCTGGAAAAGCGGGATATGATCGACGCGGCGAAGATCGCCGTGGAAGCCGCGGAAGCCATGCTGGGCCGTTATCTCGGGGAAGACAAATGGGCATATGCGTTAAACAGAATGAAAGATATGGGATTTAACATCGAATCGGAGGTCGTGCTGGACGCGCTGAAAGCCGCGTGGAAGCAGCTGGACCTAAAGCAGCTCGCCTCCGGGGAGAAAACGAAACCGCCTGAGGAAGCCTCCGCTACCGAACCTGCCGAGGTCGCGGAGGGCTAACCCATGGAGCACGGGCGGCAGGATTACGAGAGGGTCATTGATCTGTGGGTGCGCAACGAGCGCGACCGCAGGGCGCTGAAACGTAAATACCTCGACGGCATCTGCTACGAGCAGATCGCCGACGAGCTCGGAATCAGCCCAAGAACCGTGCAGAACATCGTCAACAGGTGGCGGGGAACAGTAGAAAGCCACCTGTAAATTCAAAAGGCCGCCCTTCGTGGGCGGCATTATTTTTTTGAAAATTTTGAAGAAAATCGTAAAATAGTATTGACGTACTACTAGTATTGTGGTATTATATATCTGTGCTAAGGAGCACAGAATAAAAAGAAAAACCAAATGATGGAGGAAATAAAAATGAAGTACCTGAACAGCAAAAAGGATTATCTGATGAAGGGTTATGCCATTATGTACCGCGGGAAGGCCTATTGGCTGAACTATGCGACGATGGAAATCTATGCAACCAGCCAGAAAAGCTTTATGGCCGGTGTTATCAATGGTTACAAAGTAGCGGATATCAATGCCGACGGTCAGATCGTAAAGGCGTAAGAATAAAGCCCCCGCCGGGCGGGCAAAAGCCCGGCAGCATCCTGCCGAGCGAAAGGAAGTAAGATAATGACCATTAAGGTAACTGGCATCAGCAGCAAGGGCACAACCCGTACTATCAGCTATCTGCTCTTCTTCGAGGACGACACCTACAAAGCCATTGCCAAGGCGATGGAGTACGCCAACAGCGAATACACCTGCGAGTATGACGAAAACCTGAAGCCAATTCTGAACACCGAATACAAGGAGTTCGAAACCATCACCGGAATCGAGGTTATCGAGGACTAAGAGCCGGGGCGGCCAATCCCCGGCAGAAAGGAAGAAAAATGACACGAGCAGATCAGAACGCTTATGAGTGTTGGGACGAGGAAAACAAAGAATTTGACTGGGAAGAATATCAGAAACTTTGCGACATTGCAGATTATTGGGATTGTGAAGCATAAACCTTATAACCCGCCCCGGAGGTCACGAGGGCCGCAAGCCCCCGCCGGGCGGGCAAAAGCCCGGAAGAAAGGAAAAAACAATGAGTTACCTATATCCGACAAAAGCCGAACGTGAAAAGACAGCCATGGGAAGGTTTGAAGTTATGTGTGAAACATACATCAACGGGAATCAGAAACAAAAGGAAACAATCCTTTCTATGCTTGAAGAAGGCGAACGCCAAACGTTTTTGACAGGGTGTGGCCTTTATCACATGTTTACAGACCAAAGATTTTATGATTCGGTTCAAAAGGCCGTTGGCGAACAGATTTACAATGAATGTCATGAGAGAGCGTAAGCAGGAACCCGCCCCGGAGGTCACGAGGGCCGCAAGCCCCCGCCGGGCGGGCAAAACGAAGGAGGAAGTAAAAATGACTTACAATCATTATCCGATGAGTCTCTATACTGTTGATGATGTGAAAGATATGGTCAATGATTGGTTGATTAATAATAATGACGATGAAGAGATAACCGATCTCGTCATTGATGGCGAGCCGTATTACGAGCCTGACATCTGGCAGCAGGACGGTGATCCGCATTGCGAACACGGATGCTGGCAGCAGTACGCCCATGACGACAAGTGCGACTATCTGCTTGTCGCCGACGCAGAGGGCAACATCCACATCGAGTATCTTGGGGCTCGCTAACCCAGACCCCGCCGGGCGGGCCAAGGCCATCAGAAGGAGGAAGGAACATGGAAATGGAGCTTGTTTACAAGGAGCGGAATGAACTCAAGGCGAAGATCGAAGCACAGGGCATCGGAGCGCCGACGCGGTGGATCGAGCTTGCCACCTCGGCCATGGCCGGGAATAAGGCCGCCAAAACCGAATGCGCAGAATTGCTGGGGCGGGAGGTCAAGACGATGCTTGACCTGTATAATATCCAGTCCGCTGCTTTTGACGTTGCTACGCCGGGCGAGCGCCGCCGGTCTGAATCTTCCGCGCTTCGGGCGCTGAACACCGGGCACAGTGCCAAAAATGATGCGAATGCTTACCTTGCTAACCGGCTCGGCTCAATCCGCCGGAAGAAAGGCATGACCCAGAAGGAGCTTGCCAAAAAGGCTGGCGTTGCGCTGGTGACGCTCCAAAAGCTGGAAAATGGCTCGAATATCCTGCTCCATGCCCGGACAGAGACCACTGTTGCGCTGGCGAAAGCCCTTGAAATCTCCGTGGAGGAATTAGTCAATGGGGCGGGCGCTTGATCTGGTCGGACAGCGCTTCGGGCGGCTGCTGGTGCTGGAAAGGGTCGGGGCCAGCATTCCGGGAGTAGAACTCCCGGAAATTTTTTTACAGAAAATTATATATTCCTATTGACTATTTATCCAAAAAGATATATAATAATATCGTAATCAAGAAGAAGCCGCGGGCGGAATAAGCTGCCGGGCGATAGGAGATAGAATCATGAGCGCGATCAGAATTGAAACTAAAGGCGAAAAAATCTACATTGCCAGCCCCTACAATGCTGATTTTGTCAGCCGCATTAAATTGATCGGTGGAAAATGGGACGCTGGTTCTCGCCGCTGGGCGATCAAGGCCGATGCGCTGGAAGCGGCCCGGAAAGCCATGATGGAAGTTTATGGGGAGACGGATGAGGCCCCAGCCGCCGAAACCGTGACCCTTGTCCTTGAGTTCCGCGCCGATATGGTCAAGGCCCAAGGCCCGATTACAATCGCGGGAAAAACCATCGCCGCAGCTTTCGGTCGTGACAGCGGAGCCAGAGTCGGGGATGATGTTGCCTTTATCGCCGGAGCCCCCGAAAGCTGCGGAAGCGTGAAAAATTGGAGCACCTGCATCCCGGAAGGAAGCGTTTGCGAGGTTTACCGCGTCCCCAAGGCTGTCGCGGAAAATGTGATCGCCAATACTGACGCGGCGTACAAAGCCCATATCAAGGGCGGCGAAAAAATCGACCGCGAGAAGCTGATCGCAGAAAAACAAGCGCTGCTGGCCCGCCTCGCGGAAATCGACCAGCTGTTGGGCGAATAAAAAAGAGCGCTTGCGCGCTCTTTCTCGCTGAACATATCAGCAAGTTGCTATTTTGATCCGCTCTCTGTGAGAGACAAATTCTTTATAACATATCGTCCAAGCAAAGTCAAGGGGGAAAATCCATGACGCAAAAAGACATCCTCGACAAGTATGAAGCCACCAAAAGCATGAAAGAGACTGCCCGAAAATTAAAATTGTCGCAGCAGACGGTTCGCCGCGTATTGATCTCCAACGGCATCTATCCGTCGGAACGAACGCGGGAAGTCGCCCGCTTGTGCCTGATGGGAATGACCGTGCCGGAGATCGCCGAATATCTCGGGATATCCCCAAAAACCGTACAGACAAACTTGCCTTATTCGAAGGGCGGCTATGCGACAAGCCAAAAGACAATAAATGCCGAAAGAATCGCTGATTGTCGCATACGTAAAAAATTAGGGCTGCCGCCAGCGAAAAGAGAACAGGCTCCGCACAGTAAATATACGGACAACCCGATCAACAATGCCAGACTCTCCAAAAGAATGACGCAAAGGAAATTGGCTGCAATAATCGGATGCAGCCCGGGCACCGTCTCTTGTTGGGAACGAGAGGTACAGTCGCCCAGCCCCCAAAATTTGGAAAAGCTCCAAGAAGTGCTCGGCATCGAAATGAAGGAGGAATCCCATGGCCAGAACTAGTCCCCGCTCCCGTGGCGCACAAAGTCCCATCGCCGCCGCCCGAATAGCCTCCGGGCTGACCCAAGCCCAGCTGGCGGAAGCAGTCGGATGCAAGCCGCTGGCGGTCTCCCGATGGGAGCATGGCCAGAGGGAACCGTCCGCTATCATTTTGCAACGCGTCGCCCATGTGCTGGGCTGCACCATGGAAGATTTGTTGAAGCCAATCAAAACCGGGGATTGATTCCCCGGTTCTTTTTTTTTGCTCTTTTTTTGCCCGAAACTTGCGCCGCCCTTTCATGGCGCTCTCTCCCCATCTGTGGGAAACTATCCCCAGAAGGGAGCGTGAAAACATGGCGAATTTCCCACCCTACCAAATGCCCCAGACCTACCAGCCGCCCATGTATCAGGCGGCCTATCAACAACCCGCCTATCAGCCAGCCCAACAGACCCAGAGCGGCCTCAGCGGTCGCATGGTCACCAGCCGGGAAGAGGCGCTGGGCGTGCCGGTGGATTTCATGGGCGGCCTGATGATCTTCCCGGACGTGAGCCACGGCGCGATCTATACCAAGCTGTTTAACAGCCAGACGGGCCAGACCGATTTTGCGGAGTACCGACGGGTCGTGCGGCCTGAGCCGAAAGCAGAGGCCCCGGAGGCCTACGCGCTGGAAAGCGACGTGAAGGCCCTGCGGGATCAGGTGGCGGAGCTGACGGGCCAGATCGACGCGCTCAAGACGCGCCGCCGTGCCCAGAAGGAGGCGGCGGCGGATGAATAACCCCCTCATGATGCTCATACAGGCCGCACAAAACAGACTGGATCCCATACAGATCCTCAGTCAGTTGGCCGGATGCAACCCAATGATAGACCAAACCCTCAAAATGGTACAGGGGAAATCCCCCGACCAGCTGCGCCGGATGGCGGAAAACATGGCCCGGGAGCGGGGAACAAGCCCGGAGGAGATCCTCCGGGGTCTGGGTATCAGATCATGAAGCACCCGCGGGAGCGCGCGGCCCGCGCTGCGAATATAAGATAAGGAGCGATAACACTATGGCGGATAATGATTTTTCCAGCGGCTACGCGGTAGGCGTAAGCGAGGGCCGAAACAACTCCGGCGGAATGTTCGGCGATGGGAACTGGCTCTGGATCATCGTGGTGTTTGCCCTGCTGTTTGGCTGGGGGAACGGCGGCTTCGGCGGTAACCGGGGCGGCGGTCAGGGCTCGGCGGTGGACGGCTACGTCCTGACCAGCGACTTCGCCAACGTCGAGCGTAAGATCGACGGAGTCAATAACGGACTCTGCGACGGCCTCTATGCTCAGGCTCAGCTGGTAAACGGTGTTCAGCAGAGCATGGCCAACGGCTTTGCTCAGGCGGAGCTTTCCCGGGCCAACCAGCAGGCGGCCCTCATGCAGCAGCTCTACACCATGGGCGCGGCCAATCAGCAGTGCTGCTGCGAGACCCAGCGCCAGATGGAGCGGGGCTTCGCGGACATCAACTACAATATGGCGACTCAGGCGTGCGATACCCGCAACACCGTGCAGACGGCGGCGCGCGACATCATCGACGCTCAGAGCGCCGGTACCCGCGCCGTGCTGGATTTCCTCACTCAGGACAAGCTGGCGACCCTGCAGGCCGAAAACCAGTCTCTCAAGCTGGCGGCCAGTCAGGCCAACCAGAACAACTATCTGGCGGGCGTGATGAGTCAGGAGACCAACCGGATCATTAACCGGGTGGCCCCCTACCCCGTCCCTGCCTATCAGGTAGCCAATCCTCTGGCCGGTTGCGGCTGTAACTCGGGCTATAACGGCTGCGGCTGCTGCTGATCCCCGTAAGGGTGACAATTCGGGGCGGGAGCGATCCCGCCCCTGAGAAAGGAATGAACATCATGGCCTGTAAAACTGTTTGTCGGCTCTGCGACCGGCTGGTGATCTCTCAGGCGGTCACCTTCGCGGGCGGGACGCTGATTATCAACCTCCCGGCGGGAAGCTACCAAAACGGGCAGAAGTACTGTATCGTCGTGGCTCAGTCCATCCCGGACGCCGCCACCATCAACGCGCCCGTGGTCGTCACCATCGGCACGGGGACGGCCCAGTACCCGCTGACCAAGTGTAACTGCGCACAGGTAACGGCCTGCGGCATCCGCACGCGCACCAAGTACTCCGCCGTCGTCGTCACCACGGCCACCGGCGGGACGTTCCGCTTGCTGGGGCGCCCGGCTTGCGCGCCAAACAACGTGCTGGCGGCGATCGACGGCGCGGCCCCCGCCACTGAGGCAGGAGGTGGCACGACGTGAACGGTATCACCATGAGGATGCTCACCCATCCCCGGGAGGACGGCGACCGCCGCCCGGAGGAGACCAGGCGAAGGACGCGAGAAGAACACCGCGAAGACTGGCCGGAGGAGCGGCGCACGGAAGCCTACGGCTACCCGATGGAGCGCCGCATGACGGCGGATCCCTATCGGCATCAGCCGGACTACACGTCGCCGCCCCGGGCGGGTCTCTATGACGGAGGCCGCCTCGGCTTCGGGACGGCCCACTACGACGGCGGCATGACCCGCGCGGACGATCACAAGCCAACGGCTATCAAGGCCACCGGCACGGTCTGGATGGACTCCCCCACAGCGGCGGAGGAATCCTCCGGCGAGATCGACCAAGAGTCGGCAATGCGCTGGGTACAGAGCATGGAGGGGACGGATCCCAACCATCCCCGCGGCGGAAAGTGGTCGCCCGAAGCGCTGAAACCTCTGGCGCAAAAGGAGGGCTTTCCCACCGAGGGCCCGGAGTTCTGGGCCTTCTATGCGGTGGCCAACGCCATGTACAGCGATTACGCCGCCACGGCCAAGCGCTACGGCATCCATAGCCCGGATTTCTACGCCGATATGGCCGCCGACTTCATCCGCGACTCGGACGCACAGCCGGACAAGGTCGAGCGCTATCTGCGCTATATCGTCCGCAAATAACAAGACCCCCTGCCACATCGGCAGGGGGAATTTTTACGCCGCCAGTTGAAATATCGCGCATCCATGATATAATAAGAAAGTCATGCAAGACTCCGTTGCTCTGGTGCAAAGGTTCGGATTATGCCGGGCTTGGTGTACCACATCCACCAAACCCGAACCAGAAATCTCCTCTCCACGGCCCGCCAGATTGTAGGCCACGAGGACAGAGACCTTCTGGTTCGGGTTTTGCTGTACAACGATCTTATTCACCAACATATCAATGACGTTCCTCATATAATCCTCATCCTCCAGACACCCATCCGCAAAACAGGATAACCACCGCAGGATATCCACCTCCGTCAGCTCGGGCGCGCCGCGCTGCTCCTCGGCCAGCTCGGCGGCGATGCTGGCTTTGCGCCCCTCCAGCTCGTTGATGCGCCCCACCAGCGTGGCGGAGACCGCGCCCTGCTCCACCATGCGCAGGAGGTTGTCCAGCGAGCGCGTCACCTCGTCCAGCTGGCGGCGGAGGGACACGGCGGCGCTGTCGTCCTCGGCCTGACGCTGATATTCAGCCGCAGCGGCGTGGGCCAGTGCCTTGATGTTGTCCGGGCTTAACAGCGCCCGGGCGTGCTCCACCACCAGCCGCTCCAAGTCGTCCTTGCGGAGGGTGGGCATCTTGCACCCGAGGCGGCGCTTGCGCCCGCTGCACGCGTAGTAGTAGTACCGCGTCCCGGAGTGGTTGTGGCCGCTCTCCCCCGCCATGGGCTTGCCGCACGCGCCACAGTAGAGCTTGGTGCTCAGGAGGTAGTTGATCGTGGCCTTGGTGCGCCCGGGGGCCGTCGTGTTTTTGCGGAGCCGCTCCTGTACCCGGCGGAAGGTGCCGGGGTCGACGATGGGCGGGACTTGCCCCACCAGCTCCACCTCGCCATTATAATGATAGGTGCCGATGTACTTCCTGTTGGATAGCAGGGCGTTAAAGGACGAACGGTTGAACGCCTTACCGGCCCGGGTGCGGTAGCCCTGCGCATTCAGCTCGTCCGCGATCCGGGCGAGGCTCATGCCATCGGCGTAGCGCTCAAAGGCCAGCCGGACGGCGGGCGCGGTGGCCGGGTCGATCTGTAGCCGCTTATCCACGGACACATAGCCCAGCGGGATGGTGCCGCCGGTGGACAGGGCCTTGGTGGCGTTCTCGTGCATCCCGCGCGTCACGTCCTGCGCGAGAGATTTGCTGTAGAACTCGTCCAGACTCTCAAAAATGCCCTCGATCAGCGCGCCCTCCGGGTTGGCGCTGATGGGCTCGCACGCGCTGACCACCTTCACGCCATTCTGCCGGAGCCGGGCCTTGTAGACGGCGCTGTCGTACCGATTCCGGGCGAATCGGCTGAACTTGTAGACGATGACCACCTCAAAGCCCCGGCGGCCGCTGTCCCGGATCATCCGCTGGAAATCCTCCCGGCGCTCCACGTCCCGGCTGGCGGACAGGGCTCGGTCGGTGTACGTGTCCACGACCTCGTAGCCCTCCCGGGCCGCGAACTCCTGACAGACCCGGAGCTGTCCATCGATGCTGATCTCCTGCTGCTTCTCACTGGAGTAGCGGGCGTAGATAACAGCTTTCATACGCTCACCCTCTGACCGGCGAGCCGATCGCCGCGTGGCCGTAGCGGATCAATCCACGATCCCCGCCGGTCACGTCCCAGGCAAACCATAGACAGATGACGACCAAGATCACAAGCAAGGCCAGCGCCACCACGCGCCAGACGCGCATTTGCTTTACTTCGGCGCGGAGGTGCTGCTCCCGCGCATCGATCTCCGCGGCGTGGGCCTCTTTCAGGTTTTCCAGCGTGACGGCGGCGTTCCGTTCCATTACTTCCATTTCCCGCCGGTGGGCGGCCTTCATATCGGGGACGTACTCGCTGCCATAGCTGGGCTCGGGCTGGGGATCCTCCGCTTCCTCCGGCGGAGGATCCAGCGGAATGCCCAGCACCGAACAGATCGAGAAGACCCGGTCAAAGGCGGGAACCGTCGAAGTATTAAGGAAGTTGTCGATGGTGCCTTTCGAATTTATGGTCAGATCGGCCAGTTTTTGGGAGGATATGTTCTGCCGGGCCATTTCCGCCCTGACGTGCTCCCGGAGCGCGTCCATATCATACGGCTGCATAGGATCCTGTTCGTTTTTGTCCATGTTTCTGTCCTCTTTCCCTGAGAAAATTTTGTCGAACGCTGGCGACCGCCAGAAAGATGGGATTGCGTCCGCGCATAACGACGTGATACACCAGTATCAGCAACGGCCAGCGCTTGCACTGGCTCCATTATAGGACGGCTCGCCCGGAAATACAAGAGGAAAGGACGGAGGAAAAACATGACAAATTATCAGGAGGAGATCCTGCGGATGGTGAAAGAGATCCGCACGCCGGAGATCCTGCGGAAGATCTACCGCGTCGTGCGGATGATGTACCGGGCGGAGGTGGGCCGATGAGCGCCGACGACCGCGCCCGCGTGCTGGCGCTGCTGGAAAGTTTGTGCCAATTAAACCTTTACAAGGTGGAAATTTATGCCGAGACCCTGCTGGAAATACACGGGGGGATTGCAAAAGCGACGGAGGAAGAGTAAGATGAGGGAAAGCCAAACAGGGAGGGACGACCATGCCTATCATCGAACAGGGCGAACTCTATCAATTCGTGCGTTTCTGCGTTGCCGGGGTCACGCACAAAAACGGGCGGCGATCCCGCCAGACCATCCTCCGGCGGATTTTCTGGAAAGATGAGCCGTACCACAAATTTGACGGCGAAAAAGACGTGGGCCTGCGGCTGACGGAGTTTGACGGAAAACCCGCCGTGGAGGTCTGGGTCAGGGGGAAAGAGGGCGAGGAACAGATCGGATGGGTGCCGAAGGACGAGCTGCCGATCGTCGTGCCGCGCATGGAGCGATTCGCCGGAGTGTCGTATTTTGCCGTCTACGGAGGCGGAGAGACACCGGACGGCGAGCCGATGAGCTTCGGGGCCACAATGACCGTGCGCTTCGCCCTAACGGATGAGGAGAAAGCCCAACAAGCCGCAGAAAAGAAACAGGCGGAAGAGGCCGAAAGACGGAAAGCAGAAGCCGCCAGAAGAACCTTGGAGCGCCAACAGGCGGAACAGCGACAGGCGGAGGAACGCCGCCAAAAGGAAGAGACCGAAAAACAGCGCCAGAAGAAGCTCCGGCGGGGAACGCTGGCCGCGCTGATCGTAATCCTGATCCTGCTCAAATTGCTGCTGAAATAACTTAACCCCACAAAAAGAGACCCTCGGGCTTATGCCCGGGGGTCTTTTTGTGCTTCTTGGAGGTACTTGAGTACTTCTATCAACAAGTCGTCCGGCATGGATGCGACGGCGCGAAGGATGGTCTTTTTTGCTTCGCATTGGCCCTCCATGGCTCTGGTCAAGATCTGGATATCGTTCTCAATGCTTGAGTCGATCATTTCCCCCTCGCCGTTTTCTAACCAGCGGCGGGAGATCCCAAATTCGCGACAGATGGACAAGACGAGTTGATCTGACGGGACACGATCACCTGATTCCAACCGGGCGATCGTGTTTTGTTTTACGCCCAGCCGCTCACCAAAGGCCGCCTGAGTTAATCCGGCGGCGACACGGATCGCTTTGATGCGCTCGTTCACTGGCCTATCACCTCCTACGCATAAATTATACCACAAAAATATCCCAAGGGCAACAAAAAGTTGTTGACAATATACCAGAGGTATTATATAATAATGACACAGGGATAAAGGAGGTGAGCGGGATGCACGGAGACGAGCGGGCGAAAATCTGTAAAGAGATTGCCGAACTGGTCAACCAAATGACGGACGCTCAGGCCGAAGAAGTGGCGCGAAACATTGTGTTCGCTCAAACATATTACGAGCTGGGCCGACTGAGCGCCCAGAAGGACGATAACAAGGCCAGCGCGTGACGCTGGCGGAGGGAGGAAAACCATGAAGAAACCAGCGCCGCTCCGGGATTGGCCGAGGCGCTACCCGAACCTGCCGCTGTATCTGAGCATTATTGCCCTGCTGGCGGCCATAGCAGCGCCAATAGCACGCGGATTTCTGGCCAGAATGACTTGACCAGCGCTGCGAGGGCGATGCCGGTCGTAATCCAGTAACGGATGGTGTCCCGACGGACTTCGGCCCGGTGCGCGGCCAACAGCGCCCGCCCGGCGGGCGTGATGTTGACGGTCTCAAAGCCGGAAACGACTGCACCGTCATCCCGTAGGAGCTTCATCTGCCCTTTCTCCAGAGGGGAAAGGGACGAAAGTGGAAGCGGCCCGCCGCGGTCAAGGCGGCGAAGAAGCGCATATTGATCGGACATCAAAAACCCTCCATCCATAAGATGACCAAAGCATATCACACAAACCAAAGGGGGACAAGGACATGTTCAACCAAGCCCGATTCGACCTCATCCTCGCGCTGACGGGGGAGAAGATGATCGACGCAGCGGAGGCGATGGGGATCTCCATGGCCAGCCTGTACAACAAGCGCCATGGGAAAAACGACTTCACCAGCCGGGAGATCGAGGCGTTCTGCCGCCATTATATGGTCAGCCCCATGGACGTATTTTTCGAGGGGTTGGAGGACGACCTGCGCCGGGCTAAGGGGGCGAAAGCATGACAGAGCTGCGAATGCGGTCGTACCGCCAGCGGGCCGCGCTGAGCCTGTGGACGGGCCCGGCTATCTATCACGGCATTGAGATTATCCCCCGGACGGGCCTAAACCTGCTGCGCTACAAGCGCCACCTGCGGCGGATGGCCGCGCCGGTGTGCCCGCCGGATAAGACTTGGGAGGTCGTGCTGCTGTTCATGGCGGCGGTGGGAATGTTTCTCTATGCCTTCCTGCGGTGGTGGTTCGTATGATAAAGAGCCATGACTTCCTCCATGCCGTGCCGGGCCAGATATCCAGCCAAGTCAGGCTGGGGACTCATATCTTTGCTCCGGACACGGTCACTGCTCCACGCCATACCTGCGCCGACCCGCGAAAGATCCGAAGCGTCAAGACGCTGGAAAGCCAGCTCTGCTACAACGCCCGCTACACGGTGGACATACGCGGGCGGAAAACGGCGGATAACGGGCGGACGAACCAACGCTGGGCGCTGAACCTCGGAGCCTGTATCGAGTGCGAGAGTCCCTGCGAGTACGGGATGGAGCGGCTGCGGAGGCTCAAGATCCACGAGCTGCTGGAACTGGGCTGCGGGGCTGACTGCCTCACCTGCCCGGAGCCCTGCCGGGTGTACAAGCTGGCCGTTGGGAAGATCGCCGCCGAGGAGATCCAGAAGGCCGTGAAACGGAAACAGGCCGAGGCCTTCGCCCGGGCGGCGCTGGCTCAATATCTGCCGAAGGGCGCGAAGCACCAAGACCGGGAACAGCCCCCAAAAGGGAGAGCCCACAGACGAAGCCCACAACGCGCCGCAGGCGTGGAGCGGGCCGAAAAAAAGGGTGAGCGCAGCGAACCGAGGACGAGCACGGCGCGAAGCGCCAGCGCAGGACGAAGCCCACAACGCGCCGCAGGCGT